ATCATCAGATGTCTATGTGTATCTACAAGACTTCATAGATAAAGCGTGGTACAATTCCACGACTGTGAAGTCCTGTAGTTGCATAGCCCGACTAGTTGCTATAAAACTGACTAGCAATATGCAACTATGTCAAGACTAAATAGGTTTGATTCCTATGCTTGGCAAAAGGTTTTTGGAATTTGTACCTACTTGACGACTAACAAACAAAAACATTTAAACTGTAGCTACATCTTTAACAGAACGAGATGTAGCTATAGCTATATTAGACTTAAAAACAAAGGAGTATATTATGTCTAAATTTTTAAAAGAAGATTCACGCCAACATCATTATGAAACTACTGTGCGTGAAGAACACGTCAAAGAAATCAATCGGATCAATACATTCCGAGAAATGTCAAATGAATATCAGGAAAAAATATCTAATTTGTATGCCAAAGATAAATTATCACACAACAAGTTTGGTTTGGCTATGCACCACTATGAAGAAATGAAGTTCTTGACACAGCTTTGTTTATTGCAAATAGAAAACAATATGATCTCTGAAGAATATGTTGGTTATATGAAAGAGATTGCTGTAGCTGTAGATAAACTAGAAAGGATTGCAAATGGCTAAAGATATATTTCTTAAATTAAATTTACAACAAACTAACGATTTACTTTATTTGTTAAGTTATATGTACTTACAAGAAAAAAAGCATTGGGAACAAAGCGATAAACCACGTGATCATATTTATCATTCTCTCAGACGACTAAGCAAATTGTTTCCAATGGATAAGGAGGTGAATATAATTGGCAACTGAAGCACTAGAACAAGAATATGAGTGGGAGTTGAATTCTGAACTTTACACTCTACAATACCTAATTAAGTGTGAATATGAGATGCGAACAATACTAAAATGCACGGGTGCTATCGAAGTGGCTTTGCATAATTGTGAAGCGAAAGAGTTATCGCAAGATAATTTGGAACGCATCACCACTTCTCTAACCATACTTAAAGAACAAGCTAAGGGGCTAGCTGATCTACTACGAAAGGAAAAGTATGACCTTTAGCTTAACATTAATCTAACCATAAACAAAGGAGTAAAAATGTTAGATGATATAAAACAAGACTACGAGTTTCCAACAGAAATGGTGGAACTTGAAGCACTAAACACGACAGGCCAGATTGGTAAAGACAATTACAAAGTACCTACTGATATGGCTAGAGCGTGTGTACGTACAGATACCGGACAAGTTCTGGGTATTCACGGCAGTAAATACAAACCTATCGCACACAAAGATGTGGTTGATAAAGTTATGCAAGGCGTTGAAAAGACGGGTATGTTTGACTACGAAACCAAGATAGAAGTCTTTGAGGCAGGTGCAAAAATGCGTGGCTCTGTTACATTCAACAACCTTGTAGTAGAACCACAGAAAGATGATATTATAAAGTTTCGTATCAACTTCTTCAATTCATATGACCAATCGTGGGCATTTGCAACTATATGTGATGGCTTACGTTTGTGGTGTATGAATGGTTGCACTACACCAATGAACGCATCAACATTACGATTCAAACATACAACGAATGTAAACATTCAGAGTATTACAGATCGTGTAAAGTCTGGTCTTGATTTCTTTATGGATTCTGGTATGGACTATTCACAATGGGCACATATCAAGTTGCATCCACATTCAGTTCAAAGATTTCTTGAACAAACATTATGCAAAACATTTAAACGTTCTTCTAATTCTATACCTTACAATGTAACAAGAACAGAAACATTACTTGAAGGTTTTGATAGAGAAGCACGATCATTAGGTAGAACTAAATGGGCGTTGTACAATGCAATGACATATTGGTCAACTCATACTGATGGACAGCGTGGACACGCTATTCGTAAACGTAGAGAAGATGAAGTATCTAAAACATTAAGTTCTGTACAATGGAAAGAACTAGTTGCATAGTAGTATATAAATAGTATAATAATAGTACGAAAGGAATATATTATGCGAGAAGATCAAATCTTTGATGAAGTCGTAGCAAGACTTGGCGAGTCTGAAACTATACAAGAGTTTAGATTTGCTGTACGACCATTCAGACGAACCATATTATCATCACCACTATTTCCAAATGCAAAAGCAAGTGATATGCACGACGAAACATACAATGCTGTAACATTAGAAATGTGGAATGAGTATTGGGATAAATATTTATAGAATCATATGCAAGGATTGTTGTTGTTCCTTGCAATGATATAGGTTTGGGCGTACCTATTTATGAGAAAACGTCTAACGGGCACTAGATTTTTTTCAATTTCCTTCTAGTGCCCACCATTAATCCATTAAAACAAAGGAGTATATTATGGTAAATTTTCAAGTATCTAACATTGAAGGTGCACTTGATTGGATTAAGACGTGTCCGTATGAACACACAATTTCATCTATGCAAGGTGGCTTTATTCACATTAAAATATTCATCCCTATGAATAAGGAGGTAGAATGAATAAATATCTTGTTGACTTAAAATTTGATCGCAAAACTTTAAAGTTTGGTAAGTCGCCGAACACTTGCGAGTTCATTGATTTTCATTTAGATAACCCAAAAGTTTGGGAACTGTACCACCAGTTTGCAACTGATATGGTACATCACGGACACAAAAAATTATCAAGTGAAATGCTTATTAATCGTGTTCGTTGGGAAACAATGGTAAATACTACTGACAAACAATTCAAAATAAATAACAATCACAAACCTTATTATGCAAGACTTTTACTTTCAACACAAAGGTTTAAGAATACAAAGTTCCTTGAAATTAGACAAAGCTGTGCTGATGACTTATCATATTCCGAATGTGAAATATTGATGAGTCCATATGTATAGAATTGCAGTCAAAGAATTACAAGAAAGACGGCAACACCTAGGATTATCTTCGCAAGAAGTTGCAGAAAAACTAGGTGTTTCCGATTCGTTAGTATCGCTTTGGGAATGTGGTAAAAAGCAACCAAGCAGCACTATGTTTTTTAATTGGATAACTGTGCTTGGCTTTAACTTTATTCTCAATGTACATCAATCTCAAATCCCAAAAACTTTTGAGCCAAGCTACGATACAAAGCGTTGGATCACAGAAGAATTTGGAGAAAGGTATAACTATGAGCAAGAACTTAAAATCTTTATCAACCATTATCGGGCAGGTGGAACAACTAAATCAGATTGGCAATACGCTTTCCGATCTTGGCTATTGCGTTCAAAGAAATTCCAATCCAATACAACTCAAACCACCAAAGATACTCGAGAACGGCGTGAACGAATACATAATGTCTTTGCTATTAGCGATAAAAAAAAACAAAGTAGATAAGTATGTAGCTACAGAAAAAGAAGCATTGCTTAATTTACACAGACTTAACAATACATTACTTGATTGCAAAGATTATATGAAACCTGCAAATCCTAAATATATAGGCACGGCTATAGAAATGTGTGCCTCTACATTTGGGTGTGATGTACCTAATGAACTTGGTTTAAAAATATACAAAGACATATTAGCAAAATATCCACGATGTATTATAGAAGAATACACAATACAATTAATTAAAACTTACAAGTACAGGAGGTTGCCTGTACCTGCAGACTTTTTAAATATCTATGAACCACCATACGAACACGGAATGTTGTTCATAGAAAATACATATTTAAAAACAAAAACGTTTGCAAACATAGTACAAAAGTGCTATAAAATAGATACGAAAGGAGTATAATATGCAACCAAAGAAAAAAGTAGAACGACCTAAAACACTTGGTGGTTCAGATGCTATACGCATTATGGAAGGTGATTGGCACACACTCTGGAAAGAAAAGACAGGGCGGCAAGAACCTGCCAACTTGGATCGGGTGTTACCTGTTCAACTTGGTATCTTATCAGAAAAACTGAATAAGCAATGGTTTGAACAAGAAACAGAACATAAACTATTATCAGCTAGTAATCAACACGATTTCACAGATGGATTTCGCCACGCTAGTCTTGATGGAATGGTAAATGTTAGTGACAAAATTTGTGTCCTAGAGTGTAAGCATACCAATGCTAACAACACTTTAGAAAATGTTATACGAAAATATATGCCACAAGTACAACACTATATGCAAGTAGCAATGATGGACGAAGCGTACCTATCTGTAATATTTGGAAATGGAAACAGATACGAGTGGTGCAAAGTAGAATACAATAATGAATACATTAAAATGCTTTACGAAATGGAAGATACCTTTTGGAAGCAACATATACTTACAGATAAAGAACCAGAGAACTTACAAGCAGAAAAAATAATACAAGACTATACAAACAACATAAAAGTAAACGATATGATTCGTATTGATATGGAGAAGAACAATGAGTTTGTAGCTAATGCACACACTTGGCGTTCAACTAAAGTACAATACGATCAACACCGAGCAGTTGGTAAGGTATTGAAAGAACTAATACCTGCCAACTGTCGTCTTGCTGAAGGTGGTGGTATCAAGATATCAAGAACAAAGGCAGGACATTTAACCATCAAAGAAAACAAAGGAGGTTAATATGATGGGTGAAACTGAACTGATTGGTGAAATTGAACCAAGAGTAAAGGATATATTAGTAAAGTTTAAGCTAAAACCTGAACACGCTTTATATTCTATGACAAGAGGTAAGACAACACTATTAATAATGAAACACAAATACTGCGAACTTGTTGCTGTAAAAGCAGGTGTTATTATTGATGATCTTGTAGAAGTAGAAACTAATTCTGCATCAGGTATAGCAGTAATCAAATGCTATGCACACAATGACAAAATGAAAGTTATTACCTACGGAGAAGCTAGTCCTAAAAATTGTAGGGTTGCCTATCCATATGCAATGGCTGAAAAAAGAGCAGTTGATAGAGCCATTCTTAAACTTGTTGGATTACACGGCTTTGTGTATTCAGAAGATGAGATGGAAGATACTAAAGATCAAAAAATAGGATCAGCAGATGATGAGGCCATCCACACATTTCTTACTAATATTAAAGGTAGCAAAACACTTAAACAAGCTACCGGATATTATGAAATGGCAAAAGTAAACATAGCTAAAGCCAAGAAGTCCAATCCCGGATTGTATCAAATGGCTGTAGCTAAATATGAATCTAAACGAAAGGAACTACAGAGTGTATAATAAAATTACATTAATAGGTAATCTAGGTGCTGACCCCGAAATAAAACAAACGGGTGCAGGATCTAATTACGCCATCTTGTCTTTAGCTACAAACAGAGTAGTTAAAGGCGAGAAAGATACCGAATGGCACAAGGTTGTTGTTTGGGATGATAAGATTGCAGACATACTTTCTAAATATAGTAAGAAAGGTAGTCGGGTTTTATTGGAGGGAAGATTAACATATCGGGATTGGACAACCGAAGATGGTGAGAAACGAACCAAAGCTGAGATACATTTAGATAGGTTCAATTCAGAAATGAAACTTATGGATTCTAAATCTGATAACAATACACCATCACCACAAATAGCAGGACAATCTAAAGCTACAGAAAGTCTTGACGATTTTGATGATGAGATTCCAATCTAATGTTTAAAATATTTGTCGTTACACTTTGGTTAGAATATGAAGGTAGATTATATAGGAAATATGCTGTACCTTTACTAGCCAAGTGTAACGTCTTTACGTGGTGGAGTGTGCAAGAACAATTCAAAAATTCTGTAGTTAATGTAGCCGCTATGAAGTGCACACGATTTAAGGATTTTAGGTACGATAGGAGGATTTATGACCGCAAATGAAGCACGTGTATTAAAGTTTGTAAAAGACTTTTTAAGTATGTATGGGTTCAGCCCATCTTATAAAGAGATTGCAGAACATCTGGCGTTCTCATCACCTTCACAAGCACATAAAATATGTATGCAATTAGTGAAGAAAAATAAATTAACCAAAGGTGTAGGTGCAAGAAACCTAGAAGTATTAGGTACAGATTGGTATGCACACGCACCATCAGATACAGAGCCGAAAAATGGGAAAGTTTAGCAAAAGCAAGGGATATAGAGTAGAAGCAAAACTTGTAAAGGAGTTCGTTAAAAACGGAATAAAAGCAAGACGACAACCAATGAGCGGAGCGATACCAGATTTCCCCTACGATATAGAAATAAGACAAGAACCTTGGCACAAACTAAGCGTGGAAGTAAAGGCACGAAAAGACGGAGCAGGATTTAAAACGTTAGAAAGATGGAAGTCTGGTGCTGACTTGCTGTGCCTACACAAAGACCACGGCACAACAATGGTATGTTTAGACTTGCCTTTATTTATAGATATATTAAAAGAAAGTAATAAAAATGAATTTGAATAAAACAGAAATAGAGTTAATTCAATATTGTTTAGATCATACATTGGAATCAAGACCTTGGAGTTTTTTCAAATATTATCCAAAATATACTGAAAGAGAAGATTTAAAAAGATTAAAAAAATTACAAAAAGATATAAATAAACTGCAAAAAAAATTGTGGAAAAAAAATAATGAACAAGATCAATGAACAAGGGCAAATAGTTGACGATAATGGTGTACCCATTAAAGATCACAAAGGAGAAATTATAGTTGTACCCCTAGAATATAGATACAATTATCAAGAGTATCCAAAAAAAGATTAGTCTATAGGTAGAATAAAAGTAAAATTAGCCCTACAACGGCTATAGCTGAGTATAGAGGGTAAGCTGAAATCTGAAGTATAATCTTACCCCAAACCTTACTGCACACCCTTCTAGCCTTCTCTATGCGTGACATTTTTGCCTCCAAATAATCTATTATGTTTTTTTGTTTTTGTTTTGCCATTGTTGTCCAATTTTTTCTGCACTACGCCCGACAGTATAACCACCAACACCAATCATTATAATATCTAATAATGAATTTTGCACGGACTCTGGAATGTTAGGTGCTGTAAATCCAAACCAATGTGCAACCATAAGTGCGGCAAAAAGTAACATCATTATTGGACGCCAACTTCTTTGCAACCAACTACCTTGTGCTTCTAATTGTATTACAGTAGCGGCGGCCTCTATTTCTTTGAGATCGCCTGTAATAATTTTATGCTGTAACTCAGCTTTAATTTTTTCTTTTTCTGCTTTAGATGTAATAACTTTATCTACAGTAGAGAATATTGATTTAGCTATTGGTGCAAGTAAAGGTAACATTAGATTATATTATTGTAGAATTTGTGATCGCCAATAGTAACTACAGGCGTTTGGCCTTGTGCCCATTTAGGCATAATGTTCGTAGTGTGATAATGTGTTGACCCTTCTGTATTATCTTTTATCTTTTCTTCTAATACCAAATGAGCAAGGGCAAACATTTTTAAATAAACTTCATCTACCATAGGTAGGTTCTCCATTTTCTCTTTATTAGGATCACCTTCATTCCAACAACTAAATTGCCATTCTTTCAAACAGACTTCTTTTGGTGTGTTGCCATACCAACGTCTAGCCTCGGCTCTATTTTTTATAACACTAGCTACAGCAATCTGACCACTAGTGTCTTGGTTGCGAGATTCACCCCACATTGTTTTTGCCATTATATCTAAATCTTCAAACGTCATATAAACTTTAATAACTTTAACTCATAATATATAAAAATCAAGAGTCCTGCAATAGCTAATGATGCAACTATAATTGTTTTCCTGCGTTCTTTTTCTTGTTCTAATCGTTTTAACTCTCTTTTTTTCTCTGCACGGGCACTAGCAATCTCACCTTGCAATCGCTCCCATTGACCCGGTGAGCCATATAATAAAAAAATTTCACGCAACTGATCACGCATACGAGCAAGTTCTTCTTTACGAAGATGGGCTTCTATAGCTGTTTGTTCTACCGAACTAAACTTACCAAACAAGGATCTCCCTTTTTTTTCTGCGTGTACTTCTATGTTAGCTTCACCTATTGCCCATTTAGATATATACCCACTTAAACTAGACAGGTCTTTACCTACCTGTATACCTTTCATAATTACAGAATGAGCAGTTTTAACTGCGGCAAATGCTGAAAGCGGATCAATCATTAATGTACTCTTTCGTATTCGTGATATTCTTCAAAGCCTACAGATTCTATAAACTCTTTAGCTTCACTTAAACTGTCAAAGGATTTAGCTTCTATAACCACAACATATTGTTTGCGGTACTTTTTAACTTTGTATGTTAATCTAACTTCCATATAAAAGACCAAGTATTATAGTTATCAACAATCCAATAATAGATGCACTTGATGACCATAGCAATACCTCTAGTCTTTTTATACGATATTCAACAGCATCAAGACGTTGACCTGTCATTTGTCTATACACGACACATTCTCTTTCGTGAGCCCTCATTTCTTTAGCTACATCTTTTATAGTACGTGTGTCCATTTTTAGGAATCCTTTAATGATATAATTTCTAGTTGAGGTACTACAAGTTGTGCTGTGCTACCTCCATCCCATAGAGCAGCTTCATGTAATTTACATTGGTTACCACTATCGTATTCTCTACCTTGTAGTTTCATAACTTTTGCACCAGACCAAGAAGTAATATCTCCATGTGCTGTATTTGCTCCACTTGCATTACAATTAATTGTATATTGATATTCAAATCTTCCTGATAAATAATTACCATAAAAAGTTGTTCTTCCATCTGTTACTTCCGTACCATCTAAATAAAACCTTATATGTAAACCATTATAATTAGTTCCATCATATTGTGTCATAAATATATATTTATATACAACTCTTGTAGTACCAGAAGGAGGTGTATAAGTAATACTTGAACCAGTAATATCTTCATAACTGGTTGGTAATCTTTGTCTTGATGTAATATCAGGCATTGTATATGTTCCACTAGGTACTGTTACTTGTGTACCATTACAAGGACTAGATAACATTTCTATTATATTACTACCTGTACTTACATCAGCTAGTGTTCTTGAGTTTGCTCTAATTATTGCCATATTTTTTTTTCTACACTCCTAATTTAAATGCTCCAAAATAAGTATTATATGTTGATGAATCACCATAAGCTGACGGAGTTCCACTTGATAATCCAGGATATGAATAAAACTCTACATAATCACTAGAACCATTCATATCAAAAACACCTGCGGCGAATGTGTTACCACCATTTGCAGGATTATTTCTAAAATCTATATAACCATATGCTCTTATACCACTTGATGTTCCATTTTTAAAAATTTCATTTAATATCCAATTTACAGTTCCTTGACCTGCACTAGCAAGGTCGGAATTAGCAAATACATAATATTTTCCTGCTGTCGTTGGTGTAAATCTATAATTTGATGAGTTGTCATATTGCCCACCAGAATCAAGAATTTCAGTATTGCATTGAAGTTTATTACGAGTATTATTTGTTAATGTTTGACTTGCACTTAAATGTGCAAAAAATGCTGGTGCATTACCTCCTCCATCTGCAAAAGATAGATTACCGCTACCATCTGTTTGTAAAACTTTATTAGCAACAGGTGCTGTGCTTGGCAAAGTTAATGTATATGATTGAGCCGCACTATGAGGTGGGCCTTTAATTGTTACTCCGTGACTATTATTTTCGCAATTTAATTTTATTGCTCCCGAATCTGATCCGGCTCCCTTTGATATAATTGTAGGTGCAGTAGCTAACTTATCATTAGTTACAGTATTATCACTAGGTGCTCCTATATTAAGAACATCTCCTAGTACCATTATAAAATTTATTACATCACCTGTTACCAAATTACTTGCAAAAGTAAGTGTGCTACCAGATACAGTAAATGAAGTGCCCGGATTTTGTATTATACCATTTAGACTTACGATCATATGATTTGCAGAAGCCGGTACATAATTTGCAGAATTATATTGCATAGTGTAGGCGGCTTGACCATTAACTACAGAAATTGTATCTAGTTTTTTAAAGTCGCCTGATATAGGTTGTTGCCCAAGATATGCCATTAATCAGTTCCTCTAGTTGGAAATTTTATATTATCACAATCATCTAAAGTTTTAACACCTTCTGTTAAATCTCTTAATGCTTGTCTATATTTTTTTAACGAAGCAGAAACTGTTTGTCCAGATTCTAATAATTTTATAACTTCCCAATCTGTTGATTGTAATAAAAGATTTCTTTCCATTCTTCTTGCATTAAGTGCATCTTCTAATTTTCTTGTCATTCTATGTGTCCTTTAATGCTGTTATAGTTAAAGTAGGTGCTATATATGTTGATCCATTTCCAGAACCACTTGCACTTGTACCATCAAAATAAACCATTTTGTGCATATTTGCAGTATTTGTAGAACCACCAGAACCATCAACATATTCTCTAGCTTGTATTTTCATTGTTTTATTAGATGACCACGACGCTACATTTGCGTTTGCTGTGTCGGCACTTCCACCAATAGTAATTATATATCTTAAATCTACGGGGTAAATAAGATATGCTCCAAATAAAGTTTTTCTAAATTTAGTTGCTTCATCAGAGTCAACATAAAATCTAAAATGACCTAGAGGATAATCACCATCTCTAACAAACCAAGTGTGTAAATTATACACAACTTTTGTTGTTCCACTTGGAGGATTGTATGTAAAAGATGAACCCGTAACATCTGCATAACTACCCGTTAATGCTTGTAATGCTGTAACATTTGGCATTGTATATGTACCACTAGGAACTGTAACAGAACGACCATCGCATACTCCGTGTATTTGTTCTATAATATTACTTCCCGCATCTACTGCTCCCGTTGCTATACTTGCTGATAATATTTTACTTAATGGCATAATCTATTTCTTTGGATATTTTTTCTTAATTGCAGTAACATTTTCTTGCCACTTGGTTAATCCATTTTCAGTTATATATTCAAGCTGTTGCTCAACAGTTCCATACTCTGCTTTTCTATTATCTATTACTATTGCATTTTTTTCTAATTTATTTGCATCAGATTCTTTAGCTTTAAGTTCATCATCTGTTGGTTTAGCTTTATCTTTTATATTCCATTCAGCAATATATGCACCTTTACCATCATTTTGCAAAGTTACTTCTGTTAAGAAGTCTACACTTCTTCCCATATATGCTTCTATTTTTTTATCAAGACTTGCCATATTTTCTTCTTTCTATTCCTTTGGGTATTTATCCTTAACTGTTTTTATTGTTTTTTTCCATTCATCTATACCTTTATGATAAATAGTATCTAATTGTTCTTCTATTCTTGGATACTCTTTTTCTCTTTGCATCTTATATTCATTAGCTTTATCTATCTTATCTAATTCTGTTTTTTTTGTTTTGATTTGGTCAACAGTAATTTTATTTGGATTTTTATCATACCAAGTAATTTTATCATAATCTTCACCTACAACTTTTACCCTTGCTTTTGCATCTAAAGCCAATATTGCATCTACTATATTTGCCATTATGCACCTATTTCCATTAAAATAATATTTGAAGTTGTAACTGCTGTTTCTTTATTATTGTAATTATAACCACCACCATTAACTACCAAAGTTATGCTACTTAAACTGCTCCCATAATGATGAGCATATGCATTAAAATTATATGTTGTTGCAGAAGTAGTATTAGGAGTGTCTAAAAAATGTAATGGTAATGCTCTGTCTGGTTGTGAATAACTACTTGTATCTCCTCTAGCAATAAATGAATGAGCAGAACCTACATTACTACTCAATGAACTTGCATCACCAGTACCAATAACAGTAGAACCTCTTAATATATCTACACCATATCCTTTTACAGATGAATAAGATGAAGAAACACTTATAAATCCAGTAATTAATATTTTGCTAGTTGTTGCACTCGGAGTTATACTTGCAGTAAATACTTGGGCTTTATTGTCAACATTGGTACTTGAATATGTAGTGTAATCATTATTATGAACATTAACAACTTGTAATATTTTACCACCGCCAGCTTCTGCAAAACTATTATCACCTCGTAAAAATGTACTGCTACTTTTTGTACCTGTAGCTGACAACTGTGCCATTCCTACACTACCACTTGCAGGATTTATTGTTCCTACGGCTCTACCTATATATACACAATACATATCATCTGAACCTGCTGTTGCTTCAGTTAATGTTAAACTTGTACCACTAGCAGAATACGCATATGTAGGTTCTTGTCTTACGTTGTTTATATATAACGCTATATCGTTAGCACTAGTTACAGATTGCGATAATGTATAATTTTGAGTTGCACTTACAGAAAAATCTTGTTTAACAAGCGATTGCGAAGATGTAGTAGGAGTAGAGCCAAGATAAGCCATTAGGTTATCTCCATAATTGACAATGCTACATCCAATGAAGCTGATGCACTTGCTTGTGCTTTAACAACATCAGTTGTTTGCACGACAACTTTTTGTCCTCCAAACACTTCAAGTGTAGTGTTAGCCGGTATATCTACTGCTTTTAACAAAAAGATGTTAGCATTGGTTTCTGTATCAGAAGTATCACTTACTAATTGTACGTCTGCAGTTATTGCACTCGTTGTTTTATTACACAAAGCCATACCTAACACAACTGTACTTGTGCTCGAAGGCACAGTATAAATTGTATCTAACGCACTATGATTTACACTTGCTTTTGTTTTTACTTTAAATGTATTAGCCATAATGTTTCCTATAT